ATGTTGAGTTCGCAAATGAGACTTTTACTATTACAAATGCGAATTGCATTTAAGGAGAACACAATGCCAGCAGCAGTAGAAACAATGATGTATGTAGGAGATGTACCTTGGCACGGAGAGGGTGTCTACGTCGGAGATCAAGACGTACACTCCAAGCAAGCCTTGGAAGCTTCAGGTCTTGAGTGGGAAGTGGAGAAGCGTATCATGTACGCTCACACTGAACCAGGGGAAGCTCCGATTGAAGTTCCTAATCAACGGGCAGTTGTTCGCCCAATGGACAACTCTGTTCTAGGGGTAGTAGGTAAGAACTACAATCTTCTACAGAACACAGAAGCCTTTGAGTTCATGGACTCTTTGGTTGATGAAGGTTTGATGCGTTACCACACTGCGGGTTCTCTTCGGGGTGGTAAAAAGATTTGGGTGCTTGGTAAGATTGGCGAGTTCGAGGCATTGCCTGGAGACTTGGTTGATAAGTATATCCTACTTTACAACTCCCATGATGGGTCAGGAGCGTTGCGATGTTTGCCTACTACCGTTCGTGTAGTTTGCGCCAACACCGTAGCTGTTGCACTAAGCAATGGAAGAGGTCAGGGTATATCAGTGCGCCACACTCGGAACATGCGTAATCGTATGGAGGAGGCGCGTAATATTCTAGGACTTGCAAACCAGCAACTTGATAATGTCGTAGACTTTTCTAAGGCATTGGCTCAGAAGCAGATGACCAACGAGCAGTGGGATACATTTGCTAACACTTTGTTCCCAAATCCCAAGGAGGGGAAAGTGAAGCGTGCTGAGAATGCACGAGAGAAACTTCAAAACCTCTACCTCATGGGGCGTGGTCAAGAACTTCCAGGTGTACGTTTCACAGGCTGGGCTGCATACAACGCAGTCACAGAGTACGTGAACTACTACCGCTCCACCAAAGGTGGCCAAGGTAACCGCTTTGAAAGCGCGTTGTTCGGCAGTGGCTCTAACCTTGTACGCAAGGCTGAGACTACGCTGAACGATATGCTTCTGGCTGCTTAATGAAGGCCATAGGAAAGGGAGCCCTGCTTGCAGTGGGGCTCTCTCTTCTATCTGGCTGCACAACTCTTAGAACCAAAAGATATGATCCCTCTTGTGGATGCATGACCTACTGGGAGAAACGCACCCTAGATAGAATGTTGGATAACGCGGAGTTTGAAAGACGCAACAAGAAAACAGATAGTCTAACCAAAACTATAAAGAGACTTACACGTAAAGAATATAAGCGTCCTATCAAACCCTATAAGTGCCCACCCAAAAAGAAGAAAGTAAAATCAAAGAAGAAATACTACAAACAGAAAACACCTAGACTTTTCAGGAAAGCACAATGAGTAAAAGAAGATCAGTGAGAGTTTCAATTGATCCTGTTGAAGCAAGATTTCTTTTAGTTCGTAAGAAAGAACACATCTGGCCAAAGTTATACAAGCGTTACAAAAACCGTAAGCGAGAGTTTAATAAAGTTTACGATGAATTAAAATGTTATCTTGAATCAGGGTTCTTAGAAGTTGATTTGTTTGAAAATAAAGAACTTTTGAATGACATCGTAAATGAATTGGTAGCAAATAAGGTCATGTTGGACACGCATGGATGGGCATACCATTGCAGCCAAATTAATTACAAACTTGATTTATTAGGTTTAAAGGTTTCAGAAATTAAAATTATTTAGGAGAACACAATGGAAGTAGAGGTGTATCGCAACCTAAGAAGAGGCAGAGGAAAGCACAACTGCTTCTGGTCTATCAGACACAAGAGAAAGGTGATTAATAAACATGAGCGTACTCCGAACCTTGTACTGGTTAATGTTGATTCTAAAATCAATTCCAAAACTCTTGAAAGGATTAAGGAAACTGGGAAGAAAACACCAGCGGTATTCTTAGTTGGCGAGTACACCAAAACTTTTATTGAAGCACCTCCATCTTATGCGGAGAGGATTACCTTTAACCCTATGTTTCATAACACTTTTATATGGGCTAAGGACAATACGAAAGTAACTGGACCTCTTGACAGGGTTTGGTTTACTAGGAATGGCGTCTTTTCAACGAGGGGGAGTGATGGAAGGGCAAGTGATCAGACTAATAAACCGCATCAAAGAGTTCAATAAAGATCCTAGTGTAGACACAACGCAAGCAACTCTTCTCATTAACGATTGCGAGAATGCTTTACACAGAGTTCTTAAACATCTTAGAAAGGAAAACAAAGATGGCAATATACAAGTATGAGATTCCATATCAGATGATGTTACTACATCACCTGACTGGCAAGACAGCATCTCTACAATACATTGAAGTAACACTAAGTTCTCAGTGTATCAGTAAGGCCAGCGATGGTGCGATTGCAGGGATTCTAAAAGGTCCGTTCTTTGCACAACAAGCAATGCAACCTGTCAAAACAATTTATGTAAATGCCAGGGCAGCAAAGCAGTGCGTTAAAAAGAAACAGAATCTTTGCTTTGAGTTTAATACAGCTGGAGAATCTTATCTTTACAACCAAGATGAACACATAGACTTTATAGAAAGTCATGATGAAACAGAGCTAGTTAACTATGATGATATCTTTCCTGAGAATGGAGGTATCAGAAGCTTTGCAAAGTTCCCCCTGTTTGCTGTAAACAAAATGACATCTGTACTCAAAGGTCTAAATGAGCAGCATATCAACTTCTCTTTCTACGAAGAGGGAGATCCTGCTGTGTCAGAGTACAACAACGGAAGTTTCCAGACATCATTTGTAATGGCGATGGCCTAATTGGTTTGACCATTCGATGTTACTTAGTTTATAACTGATAGGTAAACCTATCACCACCAGGAGAAGTATTTATGAAGAAGGCAGAAGCAGCGTCAGCAGCACGAGCATTGGACAAAGTTATTGAGATTTGTGGGAGCCAGTCAGCGTTGGCTCGCAAGCTACAGTTACAGCAACCGTCTATTAATAGCTGGAAACTTCGGGGGAAGATCCCAGCTGAGAAGTGTTTGTTGATTGAGAAAATTGTTGGGGGCGTAGTTACAAGATATGAAATGCGTCCCGACATCTTTGGTAAAGCCGTATGAGTTTAAGTGATGAGTACATAGGGGCTTACTTGCTTTTATTGTTATTCATTCTTTGCACCGGCTTAATAGATAAGAGGGATGACGGAGGGGGTCATGCTGAATTTGGCAAAGTCAGAAAGCGTTCGCGGCGTCGTAGAAGAAACAGTAGATATAATTCTGCGAGGGGGAGCCGACGACAAGGAAGATCTGGAGAGCCACAAGAACAAAATAATAAGAATGATGGAGGACTTCTTTCAACTATCAATAGAAGCACTCGTTAACTTTGACACAGATAAGTGTATGGAAAACACAAACGACTGTGACTTGTTAATGCTGTGTCTTAGATTGGTTGAAGGTGTTGAAGCTTGGAAAGATGATACGCCATCCCTGTCCATCATTCATGATGTACTTGATTCAAGTGATAAAGATGAGAAGGAGTCTTTGAGGTTTGTTGATTTAGATTTTGAGTAGGAGAACACATGGAAACTTTATTTAATGTATTTATACTTTACCCTTTATTATTTATTTTATTTTGGGAATGCTTCTTAGCTGAACTTTTAGGTGTGTCCGTTTGGGCCATACTGGGAATTAGATTTGGTTCTGATTGGGCCTTGAAAAACTTTTCCCCAAGACTTTCAAAAGCAACTGCTAAAAGTAAAAGAGATATAAAACAAGATGTAAATAAAGAACAAGATTTATTCTATGAAGATGCATAGGAGAACACAATGCAGTTATACGAGTATCAAAAGAAAGGTGTCTCATTCTTAAAGAGTAGGCAACGTGCGCTACTCTTCGATGACATGGGACTTGGTAAAACTGTTCAAGCAATCAAGGCGGCAGACTATGACTACCCAATTCTAGTGGTATGTCCTGCCTTCCTACGCTTCAACTGGGAGTCGGAATTAAAGATGTGGGGATACCCGCACCCTGTTTCGATTATCAAGAAGAAGAAAGACTTCAGATTTCCTGTTGGAAAAGAAGCTGTGATTCTTTCATACTCTATGCTTCCACTTGCATCTGATTTAAATAAACTGTTAGCTGAAGCTTATACCGACGTTGACTCAGATGATAAAAAGATAACTCTAATTGCAGATGAAGCTCACGCAGTTAAGAACTACAAAGCAAAGAGAACTAAGAAGTTTAGATCTGTAGCGCAGCGTGTCATCAGCTTGGACGGAGTTGTCTGGGCAATGACTGGCACACCGTTGATGAATAAACCCAATGAACTGTGGGGTCTTTTAAAATCAATTGATTTAAACAAGGAGTCTTACAGAACCTGGGAAAACTTCGTCAGACTTTTCAGGGGTTACAAGAACCAGTGGAATGGTTGGGACTGGGGAACTCCTCACCCATCGGCGGCTCTTGCCCTTAAGCGTGTTGCGTTAGGCAGAAGAAAGAGGGATGTACTGCCCGACCTACCTGGAAAAACCAGGGGCATGATTGAAGTGGACATCAGCAAACCTGTCATGAAGATGTGTGATACTATACTAGATGAGCTAAAAGCACACGGTATCGATCCTAAAGATATTGCATCTTCTCAGCTGACACAAAGGCTGAAGATTGAATTTGAAAGCATTGCAAAGATTCGTGAAGCAGTAGCCAGGGGGAAGATACCAGCAATGTTAGATTGGCTTGGAGCGTTTGAAGAACTAGAACTTCCATTAGTTGTATTCGGTCAACACCGTGCAGCTATTGACGCCATCGAGTCAAGAGAAGGGTGGCGCACTATCACCGGTAGCACACCTGCCAGTAAAAGAAATGAATATATTAAACAGTTTCAGAATGGGGAGTTGAAGGGCATTGCTGGTACGATTGGGGCGATGGGAACAGGCGTAACTTTAACGAAGGCAAGTCATATGCTCTTCGTAGATTTGTCATGGGTTCCTGGTGATAATCTCCAAGCAGAAGATAGGATTTGCAGAATCGGACAGAAGTTCCCCTGCAACTACTACATCCTAACTGCCAAGCATCCTATGGATAAGTTAGTGACGAACGCTTTGATGTCAAAGATGTCGATCATTAATAACTCCGTAGGTCTAGCTTATGCCTAACAGCTATTGACAGCACTAATTAATGTTGATAGGGGGATATCATGGATTTCTCAATTGTCGAAGAGTACACAAGCAAGGGTCTTTATGTCATTCCAGTTGAGCGTTTGGGCAAACGTCCAATACATAACAACTGGACACAGAGTACAAACCAGTGGGACACTGTAGACTTTCAGGAAAAGAACATTGGTTTGATCACAGGCAAAAGGTCTAACCTTGTGGTTCTCGACATTGATCAGAGGGGTGATTTATCAGCGGAGGATAAGTACCAAAAAGTTATAGCACTTTATCCTACCGACTTGGTGAGTCGCACTGGTAGTGGGGGCTATCATTTATTCTATCGGTACCCGACCGGGGTTTCTAGGGTACCAAACAAAGTTGGAGTTGATGGAATAGATGTTAGGGGTGATGGAGGGATGGTCGTAGTGCCACCCTCTGTCACTCAGCGGGGAGACTATGAGTGGGTTAAACAAGGTAAGCCTGGGAACTTTCCACTAGCCTTTATGAATACCCCTGAGAAGAAAAAAGAAGAGAGGTTAAAAAGCAAAGACCCAGACTGGGTTATGAAAGCTTTGCAAGGTGTATCCAGAGGTGGGCGTAACGACATCTGTGCTAGACTAGCTGGATACTTTATTGCCAAAGGTTTAACTGAACGTGTAGTTCTTTCTATCCTGCAAGACTGGAATAGAAAGAATAACCCACCACTTCCAAACTCTGAACTTCGTGTAACGGTAGATTCAATTAAACGTAGTGATACACGCAACGTTCAAGAAGAGAAGTTTCATAAAGACATTGAGAAGCCAAAGAACAAACTCAAGTTTGGTCTGATGGGTTTCAATGACTACATGACCATGTTCGGAGACAACACAGTTAAGTGGACTGTTAAAGACTGGCTACCAGAAAGCACGATCGCTTTTGTAGTAAGCCCACCCGGTTCATATAAGACTTGGTTGCTCATGGACCTAGCAGTGTCAGTGGCATCTGGTATGCCATTCTTAAATCAGATACCTGTTGAGAAGAAGGGTCCAGTTATCATTGTGCAACAAGAAGACCACCACCCTCAAACTGTAGAACGATTAGCAGTAATCGCTTCATCCCGTTTGAACTTGGTACAACCATCTTGCAAGAATGATATGTTCAAATTCAATATGCCTCCAGATCTTCCCATCTATGTGCATATTGAAAGACAACTGAGATTTGATGATCCTTCAAGTACAGCTGCCTTGGCAGAAGTATGCGAAGAGATTAGGCCAGCGTTGGTATTGATTGATCCGTTGTATTCAACTGTATCCACGGATGACTACATGGCCAGTGCAGCTGAACAAATGATGTTCATGAAAGATATCCGAGATAAACACGGAACTACTTTTGTTCTAGCACACCATAGAAAAAAAGGTGGTGACTTACACCGAGAGGGATTGTGGGGCTCACAGTTTCTTAACGCCTTCCTTGAAACAGGTTGGCAGATAACCCCTATTGATAACTTCAATGTTAAGATGAAGAGACATTTCAAATCATCTAAGAACCCTGAAGAAATCGAATTGGGATTTAGTATTGATACAAAGGCTCCGAGCTATCAGGTTGAACTAAGAGACTCTGATAAATCAGATGGCGACGATCTTTTAATTAAGTTCTTCGAGGAAGGTCCAAAGACTATTCCTGAAGTAGAAACTTTCTTGAGAGCAGACAGGTCTACGGCTAGTCGTAAGATCAAGAAGCTACTTGATAACGGACACATTCATGAAGTGGAAAAGAAAGGTAAGTTCAAACGCTTCGCGATCAAACACAAATTTTCATACTAGGAAACACACATGACAAAATTTAGTTTTTCTCAAATCAATACATGGGGCAAGTGTAACTATCAGTGGCACTTAAAATATGTAGAAGGGCTCATGTCTCCTCCTACACCAGCAATGTCTTACGGTAAGCTTGGCCATAAGATGATTGAAAACATCTTACGTGGCGAAGACATCCATCACGAGATTGTAATAGGTGAAGGGGAGTTCGACACTGGCGAGATAGATGAAGTGCAACAACTCATCGAAGATGTAACTGCATCTGTTAGGATGTTTGAATCATCATTACCATTGTCAGACTGGGAGACAGTTGAACTAGATGGAGTACCATTGATTGAGTTCCCTGTTGAAGTACCTCTCGATAATGGTGATTCATACATCGGTTACATCGATTGGGTTGCTCGTCACAAACCAAGTGGGCAGGTATGGCTTTGGGATTTTAAATTCAGAAAGTCTTTCCAAGCTGATTGGGTTGAAGAGATAGACCTACAGAAACCTGTTTACATGAAGCATGTTATTGACCTTGGCATAGATCCAATCGGTACTATCTGTGGCCAAATCAAAAGCACTGCACCGAAGAAACCAGCAATGACCAAGAAGGGTACGCTTTCCAAAGCTAAGGTTACTACAACTTGGGAAATATACCGGGACACCGTTATCGAAA